AGCGTCTTTAATGATGCCGTCAGCGTGGCCCCGCATCCGGGACTTGCCCGTCTCGGGGTCTGTAGCTGTCGCCCATCCAAACTGGGAGCCGTTCTCCCGGTGCGTTTGGAGGTGGAAGCCGGCCAGGCGCATGAGCCGCGCCGCTTCATCCTCGACGATATGCCCCAGCGCGAAGATGCGAAGGATGCCGCCGTCGAGGTTATGCTTGCGTCGGTAGCCCTCCGGGTCGCGATCGTAGGCTTCGCTCGCGGCCTTGCCGCTGTGATACTCGTAACCGAGCTGGCGCAAACACTCCAAACCGATGCGCGACCCCCCGAGGTATCCACGGGGTTTGTCCGTCTCGTTGGCGGACACGAGCGCAGCATCGATCTTGGCGTTGATGGCTCCGCACATATCCTCCGGCGGCGGAGCCAGGGCCCTGGGGCCAACCCATATCTTACCCATTAGGCAACCTCCATTGTTCCGGGAAAGGCGATACCCACTCGTGGTCGTTCACCAGGAGATTGAAGGCATCAAGGAACAGGCAGCGCGCCTCACGGTGCGTCCAAGCGGTAATCGTAATGTTGTAGGGCTGCGGTATGCCGTCACGCCACGGTCGCGGCTCCTTGCTCAACAAATCTCGCTTCTCTGTCGCGAGCATACGGTTGTCTGCTTCCTTGATTTCGGACGGGTACGGGAATTGCAGGCCGAAGCGTTCGGCGATCGCTTTCTCGATAGGCGTCTCTATTATTTTGTACTCAGGCAACAACGACTTGACGCTCCACGTCAGGTCTTTGCAGTACGCTTCGGCGGCGTCGTGCAGCAGGCCCGCGAGCTTGAGCGGTTTGGGCAGCACGCGAGAGATCAGGACGCAGTGCTGCGCCACGCTATACGGCTCCAACGTTCGGGTGTGCCCGTTGTAGCGAGCCTCGCGTGACAAAGCGATCGCTATGTCGCGAATGTCGATCAGGTCTGCGTCCGGGGCTATCGGCACGAACGCCTTGCCGGTGTAGGTCTGCAACCAGGGCCATTTGCCTTCGTCGGTGACTTGCGTGGTCATTCTTTTGCTTCCTTCTGCTGTTGATTGACTAGCTCGTCGTCGTCCTCTAGCCCTATAGCCAAGGCTGTCGCTCTAGCGTGGCTATCGGGGCCTTTGTAGTGACGCTCGTATTCGTCTCGGTCGTCCTCAGCAGCCTTTACGCACTCGTGAAGCGGCCTAGTTCCTTCACAGAACTCAAAGAGATTTTGCGTGGAAATAATATTCTGCGCCTTCTCCAGCATAGTCGGCCAGTAGAAATATCCCCGGTCAAACGCCATGTTGAAATTAAGCGAGCTATCGACCATGTAAAGAGCGCGAGCCAGGCGCTCAGCTTTCTTCGTGACCTTAACCACGGCTTTCATCCTTCTGCCGTTTGCTGCCCGCGCCGGAAAGGCGCAGAGCTTCGGATAGCTTAATCGGTGTCCAGTTGTTGTCTAGCAGGGAGCCGTATCGAGAGCGCGCGATGCGGCGCACGTAACCGGGGCTAGCATCGGCAGCGTCGCATATCAAATCGAAGCCTTCAGTCGTTCCGCGCAGCCAGGACAAGGCGTAGGCGCGAGCGTTGAATAACTCTTGGTACAGCTCCGGAACGACGCTTGTTGCCTTCTTTCCTATTGGGGACCAGTCTGCGTCTTTGAATGCGCGGGCGATGACAGCCGCCCACAGCTCGTTGCATTGGATTGGACGTATCGTCTTCGGGTCTAGCGGTTCGATCGGTTCGTTTATTGTGTTCACGCGGTGCGTCCTAGCTTGGCCTGCACTCGGATTTCGTTGAACTTAAAAGTTAGCAAGCACGACGCTCGGTAACGGCTTATCCCGAGCCCGCGTATGGGCTCGATGCGTAGATAGCCGAGCTGCTTCTCTGTCGCGGGGAGATGCAGCCAGCGTCGCGTCTTATGCGCCGCGCTCTCTGTTTCGTTAGAGCGTATCCAATCGTCGGCGCCGGAGAGACAAACGATCTTCTCGCCACGTTCTAGGTGCTTGAGCGCCTTGCCGCGGGCGCCGCCGATAGCGTGCCACTCGCCGCTGTACCAGACCACCATGCCCCAAGCCTCGAAGCCGTTGGCGATCAGCACGGCGCCGTCCCAGAACTCTTCCCACTTGAACGGGCTCGCGTTAAATATGTCAATCTCCCGCAAGGTGAAGTTGGTCAGCTCGCCGTCATGGTACTCGTTGTCGGTTTCCTCAGTTTCGAAGAAGTGACCGCACAGCGGGCACACTATGACCGCTAACGGTACTTCGCCGTCGCAGTCCGGGCACGTCTTGGTAGGCGCTATACCGCCGCCCATCTTCTCGGGCTCAAGATCGGCGTCCATCTCGATCGTGTTGTGCATGAGAACCGAGGTGCCGAAGTCCATTACTAGGCAGTCATGCTTGGCGGGATGGTTCGGGTACTTCTCCGGGTCCAGCTTGCGGAGCCCGCGCCCGATCATCTGGATCATGGTGCTCTTGAATGACGCGAGGCGCAGCAGGACGACGCAGCTTACCGGCGGGCAGTCCCACCCTTCGGTGAGGACCATGACGTTGACGAGGACTTGGAAATGCCCAGCGTCGAATGCGGCCAGAATATCGCGGCGTTCGGAGGATGGAGTTTCACCGACAACGATACGAGAGGAGACCCCAGCCTTGTTAAAAGCTGTGCGCACATGAACAGCATGATCGACAGTCGAGCAAAAAACCACTGTTTGCCTATCACCAGCTTTTTCCTTCCATTCTTCTACGACGCGCGCGTTGAGCGGCGCCTTGTCCATGATCGACGCTACCTCGGTCATGTCGAAATCGGTCGCGAGCTTGCGGACGTTCTCTAGCTCCTCGCGGACACCAATGTCCACCACGAACATGCGCGGCTTGACGAGCAGCCCGGCACGCACCAGCTCGATCACTGTGATCTGGTCCGCCACGTTGTTGAATACGTCCTTGAGCGGCGTCTTATCACCCCGCTGTGGCGTTGCGGTGAAGCCCGCGAGCTTCATGCTGGGGTTCAAGTCGTAGAGCTTATCGAGGACACGCCGGTAGCTCGTTGCCGTAATGTGGTGCGCTTCGTCCACGATCGCCACGTCGGCAGGCCACAAGTTGTCCAAGTTCCGTGTCACGGTTGGCACCATCGCGAAGGCGATAGGTTTGTCGTATTCCTTCATGCCCGCGTCGATCACGCCGGTCGTGTTAACACGCGGATTGACTGCGTGGAACGTGCGACGGTTCTGCGCCGTCAGCTCGTCGCGGTGCTGTAGGATGATGGCTCGCTTGGCGCCCTTCTTTAGTTCGCGCCCGACCAAGGCGGAGAGCATGACGGTCTTACCCGCCCCGGTTGGCGCGACTGCCAGGGTGTTGCCCTTCGCTTCGAGCGCCGCTTCGCAGCGATCTACAAAGAGCGTTTGGCGCGGCCTAAGTATCATGTCACGCCGCCTTGGTGAAATAGTACAGGTAGGTGTTCTCGGAGAGTTTCTCCTGGGTCAAATGCCCCAGGCCCAAACCGGCTATGGGCGAGCTGCTTTCCGAGAATGTGTAAGCGTTCTCTACGCCGGCCAGCAGCATGAAGTCAGCAAGGAGCGCCACCTCCCTCCTCGCCCTGTCGGCGAGGAGGAAGCCCATGTGGTACGGGCTCCAGGCGCCATCACGGTTATACGCTTTTGCGCGTATTCCACGGTCATGGTTATAAATTCGCCCACAGTCCTTCTACTCCTTACTTGGGCGACTGAACGGGTGCGCCCTGGGCCGCTACCCACGGCGGCACGCCCGTCGTGGTGACTGTAGCCGCAACAGGAGCAGCAGTGGGGGTTGGCTCGGAGGCAGCGGCAGGGGCGGGGGTGGGAGCTGTAGCGGGAGCCGCAGTCGGGGCGGCAGCAGCGGCCCAACGCGGGGCTTGCTCAGCGACGGCACCGCCAGCAGCGGCGCCTGCCTTGGGGTTACGCTTGGCAATGATGGCGTTCGGATCGGGAGCGCAATCACCCGCGACCAGTCTGTCCCAGATTTTCTTCACGCCGTCCTGGACGGGCGACAGGAAGCACGCGATTTCGTTCTTGTCGTTGTATCCGGGACTGCTTTCGATTTTGATCTTGACGCCGACCGTAAGGCCGTCCAGGTCCATGTAGCTGTCCATCGAGTAGAGAGCTGGGTTTTGGACCGAGGCGCCGACACCGGTTTCCCGGATCGCCTTCATGGCCGACATACCCATGTTGATGTACGCCTGCGAACCGGCGATGCCGATCTTCGTCCAGATTTTGCGCTTGTCCCATGCGCCGCCAGTGAGGGTGATCTCGCAATCGAGGTAGTGGGCGTCGGAGGACTTGGAGGGCGTCGGGATCACGTTGGCATCCACGTTGAACGGGCGGATTTTGATGACACCGAAGCTCAGTGCGCCGTGCGGGATCATTTCACTGAAGTCCGCCTGGTCGCGTGCCTGTGATACGTCGATGGTCATTGCTCAGTTGCTCCTTCTGTGGGGCCGCTCTGCGGCACGGTGTAGGTAAGAGCCTGGTCACGCTTCCCGCCTTTGATCTTGGCGAGCAGCTTACCCAAGTGAGGCTCCTCGATAACGTCGAGGCGTCCCGAACGATCGCCTGCGGGGAACGCCCACTCGTTCATCTGCTGGCAAACAAACGCGCGGTACTGCACGCCTTCCTCCGTAGACAAGTTGACCATAGAGATGATCTGGTCGAAGATGCCCGCCAATTCGAGCTTGGTCTTGTTACCCTCGACTTGCGTCTTCCAGAATTTGCGCCCGTAATCATCTTCGACCTGATCGAGCAGGCCGACGAAGATCAAGTCCTTGTCCGGGCAATGCTTGAGCTGGTTGAAGATGCCGTTTCCGCCGACCATCTCCTGCCCGAGCAAGCCGTAAGCTCCGCGACCGTCCGGCAGAGCTTTACCCTGCGCGTCCGTCTTCTTGTCGCTGAAAGCCTCGGGCTGCGTCTTCGACCACGAGAAGCACAGACGCGAGGTGTCGGTGATGCTGTCGAAGAACAGCAACTTGTACTTCCCGAGCACTGCCTCGCGCTCGCCGTGGGTCTTGATGACGTGGTTGTAATGATCCAGGCAGTATGGTTTCGAGTTGTCCAGGACGGCAGGGTTGGGGCCGGCGATCAAGCACGCGAAGTCCCGAAGGAACTCCCACGGATGCAGGCCAGCGGCCTGCGCCTTGTCTCGCACGTTGATGTAGTCCACGGGAAAGTCATCGAGCGCGAGCATCCCCGCTTCCATGTCGATCACCAGCGTCGTGTCGTGGTTTAGGGTTTTGACCAAGCTCGTCTTGCCGATCTTGGCTGGCCCCAGGATGACAGTCTTGACGCTTGTCTCCTGGGCCATTCGCTCCTCAGCGGTCGTAATGAGAGCCATCAGTTGTAGCTGCCCGTGGTGATACGGTTTCTCATTGGCTTAGCTCCTTCTGAATGTCAGGGTGCGCCGCCAGCCACTTGGTGTACTCAGGGAACTGACTGCCTTGGCGACGCGGATAGCGGGGTTTCACGGTCATGGTCTTCCGGTGCTTCTGCACCTCTTTCCAGTCCGTGTAGAGGGTTCGGCACCCCGGTCCGATACGAGGGTTCTGCCTTTTGACCGGGGTCATGACTGAGGCTTCCTGCTGGCCAGCGTGTCTAGCCACCGCTAGCTTTACCTGCCCAATGAGGTCAGGCTTCGTCATTCTTCGGCGCGATCATCTCGATCTTGAGCTGCCCGTC